GAAGTTAGATCAGATACCTTAACAGTTCCTAGTGTCGCAGAGTCAGCGTCTAAGCCTGTTGTATTGACACCAGCCGTTGCGAAGTCGATTGTTGTTGAACCAACTGTAAGCTTAATACCGTCAAATGTGAATGAGTTATCGTCTTCTAGTTCACCGTCTGCACCAACAATAACAACCCTGTTATTTGTCAAGTCACTAACCTTAGCACTTGTTGCAGTGATATCACCAGAACTAATCGCACCTGATGTTGTGATGTTACCTTCAGATACAGATATGTCTAAAGCAGTACCTACTTCAAAGTTTGTTCCATCAAAGGTTAGATTAGCATTGTCTTCAAGTTCACCTGATGCACCAGAAATCACAACTCTGTTATCAGTAAGATCAGAGACTTTCATTGTTCCTACTGTTGCACTATCAGCAGAAACATTGTCTGCATTCACAGTGCCATCAAAGTAACCATGTCTCCATTCTTTTAAAGAAGAACCTAGATCATATGTGTTATCCGCATCTGGAACGACACTTGAGTTGACTTCACCTGTGATTGTGATAGTATCTGTAGAAGCGTCACCAAGAGCAATGTTATTATCTGCCCCTGCCTTGAATGTGACTTGTCCATCAACTGTTAGAGTACCTGACATTGTGGTGTTGCCACCAACTGTTAGGTTTCCAGTTATATAAGCACTGTCTTCGATTGTCAATGCTTCGGTTGATTTCAAACCTGTTGTTGTGTTCCATGTTAACTTAGCGTCATCTTGAAGTTCACCAGATGTGCCAGCAATAACAACACGACCTGATGTGAGATCAGATACGGCTGCACTTGCAAGAGTTGCTTGAGTTGCTACTGTTAGGTTAGCACCCACATCTAAGTCACCAGTAATATATGCACTATCTCTAACTGTCAAGGTTCTCTCTACAACGAGTTCTCCATTGACAGTTGCACTATCTAATGTAGTGTATCCTTGTACGTCAAGATCACCAGTGATCGTTGCGCTATCTGCTAATAGATTAGTAGTATCGATCCCACCACTAGATGCAATGGTTAGCTTGCTTCCATCATATGTGAAGTTACCATCATCTTGAAGTTCACCAGATGTGCCAGCAATGACTACACGATTATTTGTGAGGTCTGATACTTTAACAGTACCCAACACTGCACTATCTGCGTCCAAACCAGTAGTAACAATACCAGCTGCACCGACAGTAAGTCTAGAGGCATCAAAGGTAAGATTTGCATCATCCTCTATTGAGCCGCCAGTTCCTGCGATTACAACCCTATTGTCAGTGAGGTCTGTGACAATCAGGCTATTTGCACTTAGATCAGTGCCATCGTATGTTAAGTTGGCATCGTCTTCTAACTCTCCACCAGTACCTGCAATAACCACACGATTATTTGTGAGATCAGTTACCTTTGCAGTTCCCATAGTTGCGGAGTCTGCATCCATACCTGTGACATCTACGCCTGCCGCACCCACTACAAGACGTGAACCATCGAATGTTAGATTTGCGTCATCTTCGATTTCACCTGAAGCACCTGAGATTACAACACGATTGTCTGTAAGATCAGAAACTTTTAGAGTACCAATAGTAGAACTATCAGCCAATACATTATCTGCATTTAGCGTACCATCGAAGTAGCCGTGTCTCCACTCTTGTGATGCAGAACCAATATCGAATGTATTATCTGTGTTCGGAACAATGCTAGAGTTAACATCTGCATTAAATACAACATTATCTGTGTTAGCATCACCAAGTGTTACCGATCCATCTGCACCTGCTTTGAAGTTTACAACCCCATCAACGGTCAATGTACCAGATATTTGAGTGTTTCCACCTACTGTTAGATTACCTACGATGTATGTACTATCGGCTACTTTTAGGTCATTACCCACATAGACACTACTGTGTGCCATCAATCCACCTTTGATGAAGTTGACAGCAGAACTATCATTCATATAAAGTTTAGGTGATTGGATTTGTGTATCGTTGATTGAGTCTAGACGACCATCAAGTTCATTGATTGCTGTAGAAACTGTATTAGCAGTCGTACCCATAGCTACTGCTGTAATAGTACCAAGTTCTGAGTCATGCTCATTCAAAGCACTTGTGATATCAGTAGATGTTGTTGTAAGTGTAGAGACATCACCGACAGAGTCAAGTAGTTTATTGAACCTTACTCGTTGCGTATTAAAGGTATCTGTTACATCTACGTTAGGTATTTTTGAGTTAGCCATTTGTACCGTTCTCTAATAGTTTTTGCAGCATCATTTTTATTTCCCCAACATCAGATTTTAGTTTTTCTAGTTCGTCTTTTTCCTTTTGACGTTGCTCTAGTTCTAACTTTCTTTGTCGAGTCTTACTCTTATTTATATTAACAATCATACCAGTACGTAAATCTCTGGCTAAATCTGGATGGTCTTTCACTGGAATATAATCAGACATTATGATGTTGCGATTGTTCTCAGATTTCTAAACATTGGTGGACGTGTAGAGTTTTCTGCGTTCATTGTGATTTTAATTTGATATTCGTCAAATGCTGGTAGATTAAAGACATTAAACTCATACTCAATAAATGTGTATATGTCGTCACTTGGTGGGACATCAATGTAGCTATTAGATTTTGTCACTTTAATATCTTTAGAGAATGCAACCCAAGATTGTTCTTCTAGCTTCTCACCAATAGAACTAGAACTTGTACGATACCAAACATCAAAGTCTGCGCCATTGGGTCTGATAGCATCTATAAGTGCTACAATAGATGTTGCGGAGTTCATCAAGCGATATGGGATTGTAATGTGTTTACTCGCTACAGTCCCCCCATCAGGATTAGTTTCAGCAGTGTAATCAACTGTGGTCACAAAGTTTCTATTGGCAGTAGCACTATCGTTTGATTGCTGATAATCAATAAAGTTTGAAATGATATCAAGTGCAGTATTGTTCACATTAAAGTATGGTGCAACGTTTGCATTTGATGTAGTCATATTGACTGTTAAAAGCGTTGATGCATTTCCACTAAGTTTATTGACTTCTTGCGCTTCTGATGCTATAACAACAGGATTTTTCATTACTTGAGGATAGTCAACACTCAGACCTACATCAGTTAAAGCATTATACTTAGTGTCAGCCTCATGGAAGTTACCTATTGTCGTGAAATTACCAGCCACATTAATGTTTGTTCCTGTTGGTGCATCAAATGGAAGTTGTAATGCATATTCATCAACAATATATTGTTCTGTAGCATAAAGACCAGTGCCACCTGCTCTAATAGATGAGTCTGCATTTGAATCTGTTCTTAAATCAAAAGAGTACCCAAACGCATCTGCTTTTGTAATAGTTTGTGCACCAAGAATACTTGATCCCAAAATACCGTTTACAGTATCACTCGAATCAAGACCAGCTGAGTCTGATGACAGTTTTACGATATCTCCAACTCTAAATCCATGTGACGGATGCAAAACGCTAACCAAGGATGAGTCTGCCGTAAAGATTAATGGATCGTAAACATAGTCACCCAAAACACTTTGCGTCAAGTTTTCACTTAGTTTTTTAATGGGTGGAATATTGACTTCAAGTTTAGCTGTAGAAATCAATGCAGTATCAAACTGTGCTTTGTATACTTTAAATGTTAAGTCTTTGTTATTGTCACCTTCCCATGTTGTACCATTAGAAGATGCATACAAAGCACCACGTGAAACATTTACGCCTGAGTTGTATCTTGCCGTTGTTGTGCCAAAGTGATATTCTCCATTCTCTGCAAAGAAAACTTTATAGGCATCGGACGGTGCAGAACTATAAAGAACAACCGAAAGAAGTGTATTCCCAGGTACATATAGAGGTGATGGAAACTCAAACTTATATTCTCTTGCAGCACTAAAAGAAGTACCTGCTTTTGCAGAAACCGCACTCGCAGTAGCAACTACTCTTGTACCAGGAATGAATCGTTTAGATGATGGTGTCCCACCTTCTGTTGTGGGTCTAAGTTCTAATGTGATAGGTAATGTGTTATGAGCTGAGTGAAAAAATATTCCGACACCAGTAAGAACACTAGCTTCATCAACCACGAAAGTTTGGGCTGTAGGACTTTGCTGTTCAGTTAATTGTAGTATTCCTGTCATATTATTTTCCTACTTTATAGATAATCTTTTGTTACGACGAAACTACTACCACTTTTTTTATGGACATGTGATACTGTTCCATAATCATATTTAAAATGTACAGTAGTGCTTCCCCATTCATTCTTAACAAATGTTACAGTGGGACCATTGTCGTCATTTGAACTAGTAGTCGCTGGCGCATCGTAATATTCTTGATATGTATATGATTCAGTAAAGACTTTGCTTTCTTCTACGGTATACTCATACCAATTTTCATATTGTCCTATTCCATGAAACTGTGTTGATGCATAAGATAGAGCATTTTGTTTATTCATCGTAGAAATATCTAGTGCACTAAAACTAGTACCGTCTACTGCTATTGTAAAGTTTGTTGTGGCGTTTGATTGTAAATAAAAGAACCCTCTTAAAGAACCATCAGAGTTTGATGTTAGAGGATTCGCACCACCACCGTTTGAAGGACCACCCAATTCAGTAGGAAATGCTGTTGCATTTACAAATTTATCGCCAGGCTCTTTGATGTTAGAATTTCTGCCTGCATTTGTATAATCGGATAAAGTATATGAAGTGTTGCAATATTTTGTGATTTCAGTGTTTCCAAAGAATATCCAGTGTGGCATATTAGGTCTCATACCTTCAAACTCAAAGAATATGATTTTTGGTCTATGGACAGTAATCTCAGTATACCCTAAACGATCTTGCTTGATAACGTCTCTATACTTTGTTACTTCTCTATTTGCTGTTACCGTTTTGTATGGCATTTTTACATCCTATTATTTCTTATACCATTGACCTAATGACACTGTTTCTGTTGCCAACGAACTAATCTCTGTTGTTCCTTCAGGTATTAGAGAGGCGTTAGATTGTGACACAAAAGACTTATCAACAACTCTTTTGTTTGTGAAATAATCAGCATCAGGTGTCAATGTTGCAGTACCAATACTTTGAGGAATCTCAAATTGATTAACTGCAAATACTCCCGTGGCATTTTCTTGTCCAAAATCTGAGACAACTTCAGTGTATTTGGGCCAAATATTATTACCTTTAATGACACAAGTATCATTGGAAAGATCAGAATCGTATGTCACACCAATCGATTTCTCAAAGAATAGTGGTCTTAGGATACCGACCTGATTGTCTATACCAGCTCTATAATCTTCATCATACCATGCAGTTTGTAAAATGTTCTCAAATGCATCGCCTGTTAAACCTTCAGTTTGTCTAATAAAAGTAGCATTGTCAGGATCAAAAACTTCCATTGTGTTTAGATCAGCTTCTAATAGTGATAGTGTTGTAGCCCTTTCAACATTAGATAAACGATCTTCCATTCGTCTGAGGTCTACCATCTTGAAACCTCTATTATCAAATCTAGCAACACTTAGGTCATTTTCATTAAATACATAGGGGTTCATGCGAATATTGTATAGAGGCATGTCCCTTGTATCGATACCCTTAGGATATTCAGCGTCCAAAGAAGAAGATCCTGTATGATACTTCAACACACCACTTGAGTTAAGTCTTAGAGTATCTAATCTAGGTAACCAGTATTTTACAGTACCAGCGGTAATTGTAGATTGATTTTTAGGAAGTGCTTCGATCCGTGCAACTCCACCTGAGAACGTTTCGTTTGCGGGGTTCTGTAACGATCTCATATCAATAACACTTGATAGGTGATGAGTTTCGTTACGTGCATCTGTGTAGCGTGGAATGTCACTAAAGTTAACGTCACCATAAGATGCAGCACCACCAAAGTACCCTGTACCCGCAGGTGTGTCATGTTCAAAATATCTGTATTCAACCGTAACAGTGCTTGTTGGTGCAGCAGTACCCGCTTTTAGTTTACCTTTACCTGGACCATAATAGTTATCTCTCTGACCATTATCGAAAATAAACTTATATGTAATATCCTCGCCTGTAGCATCATCGGTAACTTTGTTAAATCTAAAGATATCTGCTTTCGACAAAGTAAACTTATTACCACTCAAAGACACTTGCTCAGATTCCCAAGTGCTAATACTTGGTTTTAGTGTTTTGTTTTTACGTGTAAGAGTTCTTGATTGATATGCAATGACGTGTCCATTACCATTAGGAACACCCGAAATAACTGCTTGTGTATTACTGACAGCCAAACTTACTGAAAGGTCTGTGTGTAACGAACCGTTACTATCTACTTGATAAATCCAATCATCGGTTTCAGTGAAGGTATCTGTACTACCTGTATTGATTGTTACAGTACCTCCAGTCTTATTTGTTGTATACACAATACCAAGAGTCGCTTCTACATCACTGATCTCTTGAGTTCTATCCGTTTGTAGTTTAAATAGAGCACTATTCTCTGTTCTATTATAAAGATCGTATCTATTCTGAATAGCCTTTAGGTTCGCATAGTTGTCAGAATCAACACCAATACTTCTTACGTCACCAAACCCCTTTGTTGCATCTGTAATATCAATATCAAAAACATTTATTCTATAATCACCACGAGTGTACTCCATACCTCTTACACGTGCAGTTCCGAATGATGAACCGCCTATGTTACTTCCTGGATATAGATTTACTTCAGTAAAATCTTCGATATAGCCAACTAAACCATATGCACTATCAGCAACAAAATAGTTACCAATGTTAGCACCTGTCTTTTCATTGGTTTTAGTTACAGTGTCGTTAGCAACACTTCTTGGTTTTTGAACTCTGATTGGAAGATTGTAGTCTCTTTCAATACGAGAACCATTTACAAACGCTGTACCACCAGAAACTTTAAATAGAAGAAAATCATCATCACTATCTTTTGTGATAGTAAGATCGAACATACCATTTGCTTTTTGTTCGATGAAATCACCTGTCTGAGAATATGTTCTAGCATCAATAATATTACCAATCTTCGATAGAATTTTATCAGTAGTTTTAATCAGAGAAACAACACCATTACGAACTCTATAAACTTCATAGAAAGTTTCACTTGCACCAATATCTTCTTTCTTGGCTAATGTCAAAACAATACGTAGGCGATCCGCACCTGGGGATGTTAGGTTAGGTGTTGTACCTGAGTTATCATATAAAGCAATATTATCAGATGTCGTCACAATATCTTCTGTTACTTTAAATCCAATAACACCACTATACAACGAAGAGTATTTGGAAAGAACCAATAACTGAGCTTCAACCATTACTAGGTGATCGCCAACAAGAGTGTCAAACTGAGGTACTTCAGCAATAGAAGCATTACCTACAGCGTCATTATCTGATACAACTGTTACGTTGCCAAGTGTTGTAGATATTGTTGCACCTGGTTGAAACTTCTTAGTTGTTTTTGTATCAGAGTTAACAGCAGAACCACCAATCTTACCTCTGGTCATTTTTACAAAGAGTGTTGCGTCATCACTACCTTCGGCAGGTACAACATGTTTTACCGTTGCATACAAATCACCATCATTAATCTCAGTGCCTTTAAGTGCAGCGTAACCACTTGGTAGTTCTGTCACTCTAATATAAGTGTATGAGAATGCACCTGGACCAGACGCTAAGTTACCACTATTATTAAAGATAGAACCTTCGTTAACAATAAACTTAGCAAGTCTACCCAACTCAGATTGAATGATTGTCTGAGATTGTGTAAGTTCACGTGCCTGTAGAGCACGACCATTGTTAAACAGAATACGATGGTAATGATCACTATCACGATAGTCGTCATTATATTCACTTAAAAATGTTGTACTAGTGAGATTAGTTGCCATTGTCTATCCTTAGAGTTTAATAACTACTTTAACGTCTTCTGTCTGATCAGGGTCTCTTGCGATTTTGGCCTGATTGTTTAAGAACAATAATTCGCCTGAGTAAATGTCAAAGTCTCTGTCTTGTATATTATCTATAGTGAATGAACCAGACTTACCTGAGATGGTTACTGTCTCACCACCTCTAAATGGAACAAAACCAGTCTCTTCGTTTTGGTGGAACCAAATAGTCGCTGAGTCATCAAAATAGTCAATCCAACCCTGTGCGTTACTATCACCTGAGATCTTAACATCATCTGCCCAGTTCAAACCACCTGTGATTGGTGCAGTTAAAACAATCTTTTTAAGGGCTGACCCTTGCGTGTCTGTAAACAGATTTCCGTTTGCGGAGTCCAAGAGATTTTTCAACAAACCAACTTGACGATACTCGTTATCAACAACCCATTTACCACTAACATTACCCTCAGGTTTAATGTTAAACATGATTGAAGTTGATCTCAAATCTGTTCTTGCATCTGCACCAAAACCATCACCTGGAGCAAAGATTGGATATACCTTCGCATTTGTACCAGATGTTAAGTTAGATGGATCAACACTCACATACGCTTCATTGTAGTTTGAACCCATCGCTGATGCAAGCGACACGTTACCACCCGCACCTGCACCTGTTCCGACTGTAGCACTATCACCGATTTCCACGGCAGCTAGTTTACTTGTTGCATCAAGAATAGCGTGTGCTTTTGCGCCACTACCATCACCTCTAACTGTCAATGTAGGAGCGGCAGAGTAAACTGCGTTACCTGCATCAACTCTATATCCTACGATTTGTCCTGCAACGGCAGCATTTTGCACCGCTAGTTGTGGTGCTTCAGGATCAGTAGGAGCAGCAGAGTCAACAAACTTCACTGGCATAAAGTTAGATGTTAGGAATCTGTTGGCGTCAGCCGTTGTGATAGTGTACATATACTTCCATACATAACCATCATCCTCAATAGGCAGGGTTGTGTCTGTGTGGTCAGGAACATATTGCGAAACTTGTGCAACACCAAACTCGTTTTTACCTTGACGAATACAAACATATACGTTATTGTCAGCGGTTCTTACATAATAGGATGGTGTCGGTTGCCCAACAACATTATCATTAAATGCAGGATATGTCGTATTGATTGTCCAATCTGTTAGTGGAACAACGAATGAAAACGCTTCAACCGCTTTTACAGCTTGTAGATTATATCTGAATAGCTTACGATCTCTTTCAGTGTTTCTAGGATTGACAGTCACATCAGTGTTAGCATCCGTTTGCCAAACTTGAGAATGACCAACACCAATATAGAAATAGTTATTGGAGTCCCCAAGAGTTGTCCCTTGGTTTTGATCAAAAACTTGTTGTACAAACTGTCTTTTTATTTTATCTGTAATAATTGCTGGCATTGTCTATTTCCTATACGACTGCGTATCCATAACCACCTATGATATTCCATCCACTTGTACCATCCCAAATAAGTTGTGCAGTGTCCAATGGATCGAAGTTAATGCTTGTTCCTTGTGCAAAACCAACTGCGCCATTTGGAGTTACTGTGACTGTACCTGTACCACCACCACGTCTTGCAAAGATTTTTAGTTCACCGTTTGTTGAACCATCTGCTAATGTAACAGTACCTGAACTTGTTCCTGTGAGGGCAATGTAAGTAGCACTTGTAGATGCGGCTGTTCCATTTGCAGCGGTTGCTCTACTTAGTGCACCTTTATTTATGAGTACAGAACCAGTGCCTTTTGCGTTCAATGTCAAGTTAACATTTGTATCTGCACCAATAGCTTCGACAATAGGTGATGAACCAGTTGCAACATCTGATACTTTGATGTTGTTACGTGATGCAGTGAATGTATTGGTGAACGAGATGACAGAGTTACCAAGTGAATCTGCCAAGAACTCGTGCACACGTGGTCTTTGGTTTACTGGTCTTACAAGTGTTTTCTGTTCTAGTGTTGCAGATTTCTTATTAAACACAAGTGTGTCACTATCACTTAATGAAGGAATGTTCACATATTGTGTCGCTGTAAGAGCACCTGGAATGAACTTATATGTATGACTTGAATCGTCATCGTAGATATTCAAGTCTAAAATAGTTGGGTTGTTTAGATCAGCACTGTCAAGTGTTTTATTTGTAAGAGTTTGAGTAGCACTAGCAACAACAACGGTACCTGCTGAATCTGGAAAGTCAATACTGATTTCACTTGAAGGTTCTACTGCACCAATCTTTGTTCTAAAAGAAGCACCAATAATATCCAAACCACTATCAGTAAGTTGTGTGGTTCTTGATGTGATGTTGCCACCTAGAATATCATATAGTTCTGTAAAGTTAGCATTGATTTTAACACCAGCACCACGTAGCGTATCTCCAGTCTTATCATTAGCTGTAGTACCAGTATTGATTATTTGTTTTGCCATAACTTAACTCTCTAAAATAGTTTATAATATTTATATGGGTTTAGGTCACATCATTTGCGGAATCTGCATGATTATCAGAATCGAATTTTGTGCTAAATCTGTGTTGGTCAAATGTGAATGTGCCTGTTGGTTTAATAACAATACCATTCTCATCGAGTGACAATGTATCTTGTGAAGTTCCATCGTATGTTTTTGCATAGACAGAAGCTGAATCCAAATCGTTATCCATAGTAATACCAGCAGTCAAAGTAGACTCGATGGTTGTTGCAGTTGTCGAGTCGTCCATTGTAGGTTCGTTCATACCCAATACGGTTGATTGACTTATGCTACCCACATCTTGGAAGGTATAATCATAAAGCTGGCTAAACGATTGTTCTGTTGTCTGTCTTCTAATACCTGTTGCACTATCTGCGTTCAACATAGTAATAGAACTGAATGCTTCGATATCAAGTCCTGCTTGATCTTCGTCAACAACTTGCTCTTCGATTGGATCACCGATTTCTTCTTGATCGATTAACAAGCCAATCTCATTAACAAGTTCTAAAAGAAGTTCTGATCCTAGATATACACCACCTGGATGCACAAATAGTTTGTACGCTTCAACCCACTCGTTCAACGGTAGACCGATACGAATCAAAACAGACATGACTTGATATAGTTTGTCATCTGTGATAAACTTACGAGATTCTGGACCGATTACCGAAGCTGCTTCTTTGATCTGTTGACCTGCACTGTTGATACTATCGAGTCCATAATCAATGGCAGGGCCAACTTTAAAGATATTTTCCTTTGGGTAAATGATCGTAGGATCGATACCATAGAACCCTCTAAAGAACTGTTCGATGCTATACTTCGTACCCTTGGAGCGATACAGTGTGTTAGAAAACTTAATGGCTTCTCTTTTATTTAAGAAGCCGCCAAAATATGCTTGTCCGAGTAGAAGTTCATCTTCAAGATATTGTAGAAGTTTAGTTGGAACCTGCGTGGCATCTCTTGACGAAAATAATCTTTGGATTTGACCTGAAGGATTATCAGCAGAATCCATATATTCGTAATAGGCATCAAATAGTTTTTTGATATTAGGATAGTCTTCAGCAAAATACTCAGGAATGACCTGATCTATCTCGCTTCTAAACAGATTGATATGCGTCCTATTCGTGAATATATTTGTTTTATCTTTAGTTGACATTAGTTAGTCGCACTTACAGTTACAGCAGTTGTGATTGATCTATTTGGATCAAACTTCAATAGTTCGTTTCTAGTTGGCGCAATCGCAGATTGGTTAGATGGAACGGCAGCTAGTTTAATTCTATCTAGACCCGCAGAAATACTTGTTGGATTGAAGTAGTTCAACGTAACAACACCAGACGATGCATTATAGTTTCCGATATTATCAACGATGATAGCACCACCCACACCCACAATTTGGATGATATTAGAACTCAACTTATTACGCAGAGTACATGTCTGTGATTGATACACAAACTCGTTACTTGTGATGATGTACTCGTTATCATCAGGCGCAGCAATGGCAACTGGGAACTGAAGTTGTTGGTTGTTTCTTAGTTTGGTAGCGGAAAGCTTTTCTTCAACAACAGTAAAGTTCTCGCCTGTCAAGCCTTGATTGATCATAAAGTTGGCTGCATCTCTGTATCTTTGATCAACAACCAACTCGACGATTTTATTAAACTCAGCTTGTGGTGTTGTGTCTGGATTTGTCAAAAGACCATTGACAACTGATATCAAACTTGGTGTAGTTGGAATAAATCTTTGCTGCATTCTTACATTTGCTCTTGACGATAGAATAGCTGCGGATGCATCATCAACTTCTGACAATACATTAGAACGTCTAAATGCTTGTGTAAATCCACCTGTGTTCTCTGCAAAGTAATCTGTGATCACAGTGTTCACTCTGTCTTGGATCGCTGGAAGCGTCAAGTCTGTTAACTTAGGATTAAACTGGAAGAACGTATCCATCTCAACAAATGTTTCAACTGGATCAACAAATCGAATATTGAAAGAGACAATAGAAAGTTGATCCGCAAGAGTTCTGATAGATTGCTTAGTATTAGCGATTGTGCTTGCCGTAACATCGTCTTCAAATTGAATAGAAACATATACTGCACCGAACTCAGGTTTCAATGCTTCCTCTCCACCCCAAGATGCAATATCTTGAATAAGTGTAGAATAGTTTCTCAAAATCAATGATGAGTAATCTGCTGCCGTAACCATACGGTTTTGTGTCGCATATTGGAAAGGAGCATTCTTACGAATAGACTCAATCGTTTCTTTTTCGTCGCCACCAATAGAGTTCACATATGTTACAACATTGACATCAGCCGTGATCGTACCATCAGAGTATTGAGCAACAGGTGTAAATGTCGTTGCCCCATTCGCCTGTGCACCTTTGGTAGACAAGTATTGTACTTCAATCTTATTTCCTGCTGATGGGGCAATACCAAATGTCTCGCCATCACCAAAAGATAGTTCAAAATATCCGTTAGGTGCTTCCTTAAGAATATAGATTGTAGAGTTAGCACTAATGGTTGTAACACCAGTAATATTCTGATACGTTGTAGATTCTGATGATGATGCACTCTGATAGACTTTGACGGTAACAGTGTCAGCGTCAATAGTATCATCTGGAATGATATACACTGGATTGTCTTCATACTCACCCACAAGGAATGTCTTAGTTTTAAGAGTACCCTCATAGATGGGAATACGATTTGAGTCATCAGTTGTCTTGAACTCATAGAAACCTGTACCATCATCGTTAGCAACATGTGAAGATACGGTTTGGAATGTGTACGTTACATCATCAACGGTAGTAGTAAACTTTGTATATGCAGGTAAAGTAATCGATGTGCTACGACCTGCCGCAGATGAACTTAAAGTCAAACGAACTCTTGCTTGAGATGCAGTCTTTGTATCAGGTACATAACCAACACCCTCTGCCAACGATACCATAGACGATCTAAGTTGTGCAGTAGGTAGATAAGATTCGTTCAAAGCAAAGTTAGCAATAAGAGCATTCAAATGCGTATTATATGCCAACACATCAAGAATGTTAGATAAACCAGAAGCCTCAAAGTTATAATCTTTAAACTCATCCCTGTTAGCAAGATAGTCTTTCAGATTACTTTTGATATTATTAAAATCTAATGCGGATGATTTAATAGTTGTTACCATTTATCTTAACCTTGATAGTGAAGTTGTGAATGTCACAACCTCTTCTGTGTTTACGATTTGAAACTCGATTGTCACCGTTAATGAGTTTCTTTCCTCTTGCCAATCTACAAATATATTGCGCACCAGTGCTCTTGGTTCATATGCTGCAATCGCTCTTGCAATCTGATCACGAGTTTCTTCTTCGATATCATCATCTGCAAGTTCAAATAAGAGTGCTCTAATATTACCCCCATAGAATGGTTCGAATGGCTTCTCATAATAGTTCGTTAGAATGAGATTTTTCACCGCTTGTTTAACCGCTGCTGCATCTCTTTTCTTATAGATTTCACCATTCGGTTTCGCAGCAAACAATAGATCGATATCTTTAAACTCAACAACCCTACTCGTGATTAAAGCAGAGGTATTGAGATTACCGTCTTCCCTTGATAGAACTCTATTAGTTGCCATAATACTTTCTCATTTTTGCTATTATTTATAAGCTTTTTGCGAATGAAACATCAAAACCACTATTCCAAGTTCCAGCAGACCCTGCTTTACCTTGTCTCCAATCACTCTCATCATAGTGGATGTATTTTTCGTAGCCGCCAATGCCAGGACGAACTCCACGTGCCTTAGCATTACGCACGAGTATTTTAATATAGCGAACATAAAGACTTCTATTCTGAGATGGATTAATGCGATTGCCATTTAGCAATAAGTAATGGTCTGCCGCTTCGCCCGCTGGGTGGTTTTGTGTTCCTGTTGATCTACTTGCACGACCACCATCAGGCGTAATCTGTGCAGTATATCCTACGCCAAGTTCACGCACCGCTTCTGCAATGGAATCAACAATACGTTGATTAGGCCAGTTCTTTCTGTCTGGACCCCTAGAATGAGTCACGATACCATCAGTTGGTGGAACAGCAGAGTTTTGTACTGCTTTCTCTTCAAGGTCTTCGAATGATTCCAAAAGGCACTCAACAAGTTCGCCTTGTGATAGTAGTTGTCTGTTATATTCTGTAGAAACTTTACGATTAAACGTTGCACTCCAGTTTTCATCAAGTTCAGGCATGATGATAATCAATCTTGCTTTGAGAACTGGTAGACCTGCGCCATCACATTCTAGTGTGTCATAAGATAATCTCATCTCTTCGTAGAACACAGAGTCCTTTAAGAACTCAGCAATATCAAATAACGCCAATGCATTCTCGACACCATTCTGATCTACTGCTTTATATACGATTGCACGACCCTTTGATTTAAGTTCATTGATGCCACCCTTCGTCATGGTCTCTGATGGACCAGGGCGATAGATACCTTCTGATACAACGAGATTGATACCCTTAAAGGTTTCATTATCTTCTTGTATTCTTTTCAAAACAAGTGCTTGTAGATATAGGTGCTGAGCGATTTTACGCTTGACTTCTTTATCTCTGATGTGCTTGAGATTTGTTGCATCCTCACTACCCAAGAACTTGGCAATCGTAATACCCTTATTCAACTTTGTCTGAATAGTAATATCATCTTGGTTTAAAGGATTGTATTGAGCCTCAGGTACAATATTACCAACTTCGAACTTAGGAACATATGTCGCTGCAATCTGTGGTGTGTAGATATCCTTTGGCTTATTGCTAAGAATAGGTGTAGACTCTTGCTTGATTGTTCTACCGATACGTCTTGGTGTTGGGTTATTGTACTCTGCACAAATCCAGTTCTCTCTTAACAGAGTTCCAACAAATGTATTGTTACCTGAGTTTGATGCGTCTCTTAGTTTTGATCTAGCCTTAGCAGATGACATATATCCATTCGAGACACCATCATATCGACTTGACTTATCAATAAAGTTTTTGAGATAGTCGCCCTTGTCAATAAGAACTTTACGAATACCACCTGCGGCTTTTGTTAGATATGTAAGAACATTAGTAGCAGTTGGTGTTGTTATTGTGGGGGTATCTGTTGATACAGTACCCACAGCACTTCCAACTGCCGAGTTTGCTTTGCCGTTTAAGTTACCTGTAAATACTGTAGAGGTAACACCTCTATCAAAGACAGCACCATTACCTACAAAGTCTACTGACGTTCCACCGATCACACCCGATCCACCTTGCACCGTCATATTCTGTGCAGACATGGTTACGTTATCAGATGCAATGTTCGCATAGGTCTGTGAGGTTATATTTAATGCATCACTACCAAAGATACCAATGTTACCGTTAACGTTATAATCAAGATTACCCTTGACATTGTGTTGGTGTCCACCCAAGAACACATCAGTCACAAGCCCTGTTGAATAGGTTGCGATTGGTCCTGTCACAGATGTTTCTACACCATTACCAATAGTTTTCTTTTCATTACCAATAACACTTTCAACTTTATTTCCGTTTACTGTCAAGTTATAATCAAGACAATCTACATTAAACTCACCAACAACTTTGATTGATAGATTGCCTTTGTATACTAGTTGTGCATCACCTTCAACGATAACATTATTATCTCCACCACAAACTTCTACTTTGTTTGTCTTGGATGATATTACAATGCTTCCATCAGGTTTGAGTTCAACACCACTACCCTCTGCATGCTTGATGAGTATTCTTTCATTACCATCAGTGTCATCGATTTCCCATGCATGTCCTTTGTCAGTATTCAAAACCTGATTTAGAGGATATTCAGATGGGACTTTATCACCTGTGTTCAACTCAATCCCAGGCCAATGAGAAAAGAACTCTAAGTCATTTCTCGAAATGCCTCGTGCTTGCTTTGCAATATTCTGAGAATAAAAATATGGAGTCGAAGGATATTGGCCTGATGGGTCTTCAGGCTTATTCTTGCTATTACTTGTTCCACGATTTTTTAAATCTTCTTCAGTAACTCTCGCCATATCATCCTCTACGTTCTAAAAGTTCTTTTTGAGTTAGCGGTGTATCCTTGGAAGGATTATAATCAGATACGTTATATTTACCAAAGGTATTTTTGATATAACGAGGCACATCAAAGTATGGAGATTGTTCGCCAGGGTTCACTTGGTTGACTCCAAAAACTTGGATGCCAGGTTTTGCTCTATAGATACTAGCCAAAAGCTTTTTTAACTCTCTCATAGTTTTACTTGCAAGTGGTGCACGTGTACCTTCTAATAATATCACAATAGATCGTTCAGCATTATCGTTTGAATCTCTTAAAGGCTTCGCTTCAACCTCTAATGGTCTTGCTCTATGTATTATACCATATTTTGTGATATAGAAGTGAGGGTTGATCCCTTGTTCATATTCTTCTACATATACTTCATGCACTTCTTGTACAGTGATATGATTATCCTCAACACCGTTTGCTTCGATAATAACTTCTGTAACTTCTCTTCTCAGATTGGATAGCTCAGTTTCAACCTCTTCTGTTCTAATCACACTATCAAATATCTTTGAGTTAACTGAGGTGAACTCTTCTCTCCAAAGGTTTAAGTAGTTATCGGTTCTTCTTGTAGGGATGTCAACATTGATTGGTTCTGGTTCTAAAGCTGCGGCAGCTCTATTATCAACCTTCCTAATAGTTTGCTCTAATGTTGCAGTTGGACTATCAGAATATTTCGCCAATATCTTGGCTGCTTCACTTATTCTACCTTGGTTCTTAAGTTCTATGATTTTTTTCAAATCAGCTTGATCTACTGTCTTTACAACATCACCGATCTTTGCAACAGAATCTAAAGTTACTTGCGCTGATTGAAAGCTTTGCTCAACAACATTTTCTAGTAACGAATCAAATCCAAAGGAGATTTTTCCAAGAGCAACGTCTGCCTGAGATGTTATTGATGCAACACTGTTGTTTAATACATTAGTTAATGAGTTTGATGATTTTATAACACCCCCAACAACGGTGTCTAAAATACCATCCTTGAAAAACTCTGTATTAATGTTTTTACTGACTATAGATTTTATCTGATTTGGTTTTAGATTTGTTGTGGATTGAATGGCTTCTGCGATAGCCTCAGGGAAAGGTGCAGAAATATTCACATCAAGAAATCCGTTCTTTGAAAGAGCAGAGTTTCCAGTGATAGATGCTAAATCAGACTCATCACTACCAACAACTTTTACCAACTCTGACTTAGCAGCAGACTTATCTAGTTGAACCACACCCAACACATAAGATGCTTGGGATGGCACAGAACCTTCGACTTGACTCACGACATCAGTCAAGCCACTTGCTACGGTCTTAAATCCATTTGCTACTGCACCACCTGCAACGTACTTAAAACTATTTGCGGCTAGATCAACTTCACGTAGTTCTGCTGCTTTTCTTTCTGCGTCAGGTATATTCAGAAGAGTTTTTATACCAAACAATGCACCTTGGATAATATCTTTATTACTCATGTCACCCCGCCCTTGCAGAAGTATAGTTATATTCAGCAGATGCAATCAATGATGCTTTGTAATCCTCAAATGCTTGTCTTGCCGCACCTGGTCTTGATCTTTTCTTATAAACATATTTTGCTGGATCAGCCTTTTCGAACACATCAAAGAAATACCATGTAGAGTTCTTATCATCTTTTGCGCCATCAAAGTTTGTGATGTTTGCCACATTACTTAGATGTTCCCAACACTTATGAATGCCACCTGTTTTCATATCATAGATTAAAAACTTCATCTGTAAGAAATAGTCAAATGGGTCTTCATTTAACTCTGCTGCATATGCTTCGAGTCTCTGCCAACGATTCCATCTTTTGTTCCATTGGGCAATGCCAAGAGAATATTCTTTATCATTTTTGGCTTCTGCTTTTGGATTAAAGTTACTTTCGATTTCTATATTACCACACACGCCTGCCGCAGATACCGCAGGTAGACCATTGGACATAAGTATATCCATAGTGAGTACACGAAGTTCTCTTAACTCTGCTGCACCTTCTTGATATATTTGTCTTTGTTGATTACTAATCAATACACCTTCTTTACCAACACTTTTCGGATCAAGTAAGTCTATCCTACCACCTTCTGCTGCACCACGTTGTTGTGTTGATGATGGAAGTTCAACATGGCTCATTGAACCTAAGATGATTGGGTTTTGGGATTGCGCTCCATCCAAAAAGAATCCAAACACAAGAGCACTTCTTTTCATCTGAGGTATTCTACCAATGCCAGACACGCCACCCTCTGTTGTTGGTAGCATCGTCTCTGCCCATGGTAGGTATCTATCTTCAACATCACTAGAATGAACACCATGTATTCTCACCTGAAAGCGACCACGCTCATCAGGGTCTTGATCGTTAATGATACGACCAACAAACCATCTAGTATTGTCACCATAGTATTCGTTCATCGTGCGATCCTTGGTTGTGTTATTCTACTTAGCTTCAATGCAACATTATGTTTTTCGCCTGCTAAGTCGAAGCAATGTCTCTTTGACATGATAATAAAATCACCTGATCTCTTTTCATCAATGGCTTTACTCAAACCAGGTGTGTCACCCATATCGTTTCTGTAGATATTCATTCGTATCAAGTGTCCAACACTTGTCTTAACGTTTTTCACTGAGAACAATAGACCAGGTAGATTTATATCATATGTGTTTTTCAAAAGATGATGTATTGTGTTGTCTCTGACAGTATAGAGTGTTTCTTGTCCCTCATAAGATTCTTGAGAAAATCCATTCACGTCATTATATGGTTCTGATATCACACGTGAAACGATCTTCGAGTCATAGTCAGTAATCTTATCTTGTCGAATACCAGATGGATCAGCAATAAACTCTTTGTCTATAGAAATAAAGTTCTGATCTTTTGGAAAGATACCAGCACGAATGAGATCAGTGAAGTGTTCATGCATATCTATGTGATATTCAAATGGTGTACCTGTCGTTGCGTTAACAGATTGATACTTCGAACCCATACCACCATAAGTAGCAAGATGCAACGTGTCATCTAAAAGACCTGCATCATATGAAGTGATGTTTACTGCCTGAGATTCAATATCATTTTGAACCACATTATCTTGATCGAATACTAGTGGTTTATCTTTATTAAAAGACTCTTGTTTGATAATCGTCTCTAAGTCCGTTAGATATAGTTTATCATCAATCACAGAAGAATAAAAGAAAAATGGCATGCCTGATGGTGTAGACATCTTTCGTAGAATAGTTTTGATAGCAGAGAACGCAGATTGATAAGGAACAATGTATCGAAACGCTTCTTGGGTTGATGCGACTTCGCTTTCGATAACAAGTTCACGTGATAGTTTATCGCTAACAATATTCTTGATAATCTCTTCACCAGTTCCAGTATATGCTTTACTAAACTTGTTAATATCATTATAATACTTAATATCTTCGATCAAAGATACGACTAGAACAGAGGCATAATCGTTATACTTTATGCTTTCAACAACTTCATTTACAATAAATCTAACTGTTATGACACCACCAGATTGATCAGGAGATTCAAAGTTGATGATAACCCTTTCTGTACCTGATATATCTGCAAGTCTATAAATGTCTTGGTCATCTTGAAGAATGATATCGCCTGTCAAGAATGCCTTGGACAAGTCTTCGTAGATGTTAGCCTCAATAACAATACCGGACCCTGCACCTAAGTTAGAGACATATAGTGGTTCACTGAATCTTTCAGACTCAATGGATATACTAATAATTCTTAACTGTTCAGCTGATACTAAGGGTGTCGCCATATTAGTTTCTCAAAAGTTTTTGGAACTCAGCGTTGACTTGACTTGCAACGTTAGGTCTGAAGATTTTAATGTTACGTAAATCCTCATTCACGTTTATTAGATTTTCTAGATTAGACACAGCGGTAAAACCAACGATCCCATCTCTATTCTCAACACCACCATTGCTTGATATGGTTAGATCAGTGAAGTTGCCATCTGCGTCATTATAGTGATGAGCAGCGTTATATTGTAGCACTGAGTTAGTTGTAATCAAGGATCGTACAAGATCATCATCCCATAGTAATGGATTTGGTTGATTTGCTTGAGTATATATTGTCGTGTTTCTTGGAAGTGAGAAACCAGATATTTGTGCAGTGGCTGTAGCCTGTTTTCCGTTTGGTCTGTCTGGTTCTGATATTACGACTTCAGGTATACGTGTATATCCTTTACCGCCAGTTAGGATTGCGATACTCTGAATAGACTCCGAAGTTACAACTTCCTCATCTGCATTCAAGAAAGTCATGACCGCTTGGGCAGTTGCACCTGTTCCCCCACCACCTTTGATAGTAACGGTAGGTGGACTTGTATATCCTGATCCTGCTTCTGTGAGTGTGATTGACTTAACATCAATGATTGGTTCTACAACGATTTGTCCAAGGTCATAACTCTTATCTAAGATTTTTGCCTTGAATGTTGTACCAAACTCATCCAAGTTATTTCTGTCAGCGACAATATCACCAATATAAAACTCACCCCACATAGGGGAAGTTGTTTTGATTACTCTGTTAGGATAAATCTTTTTAGCCCAATCGTATACCTCTGCTGAGTTCAAAGGCCAGCCTTGTAGCCTTAGCTTCGTGTTGAGTAGATAGAAAGTCCAGTATAAATCCGTTGTTCCATATAACTCATATGACAATACATCAGGTCTTGTGTTATCTTTAATATAATACTTTTCGTAGAAAGATACATCATCTGCAACTTGATCAATCAAGTCGATATAGGTTGTCAAGTTTTGAAAGATAGTATTACTCGTTTCGTCACCAAACTTGTAATTAATAAGTGGGAAGTTTCTAAAAAATGACATTTATCTTGCTCCTGAGCCTAATACACTTGGTAACTCATAGTATTCAGCCGTTTCATTGATAATGTCACGTTTTGTCAGTGCTCTTTCTTCAACGAATGATAAAGACAAATCAGTTTCTTGAAAGCTACCGTCTTTGTGGAATGACATACCTGTTGAGTTATAAACCACATCAACACTTGCCAAGAACGATGGTAAGATTTTTGTCGCAACTTTTTTATTATCATAAGACATTTTAATCTCGAACTTATTCGGAAAACGTAGTGCTGCGTTCAATGCATCGTTAGAAGTATCAGGGTACATTTCCTCTCTGAAGAACTGTACAATGTCTTTGATTTCATTTGCTTCTTTTTGGCTTGTTGGAATCATTTTAAATGTAAATCTAAACTGACGTACACCAATGCCACGTAGTGTCGATCTTCTATTAGGGTTCAATGCAATGCCAGTACCTGTTTCGATAGCACCTTGAACCTCTGGACTTAGTTTACTTGTCAGACGTAGTGCAGCTACTTGCGCTGCCTCTGATCTCAGACCAAAATTAAATGCTTCTTGAATAGATGTAAAGTCTGGAAGTAGATTTGATGTGACTGCGCCTAATATAGAACTTCCACTCTTACCTGCTTGAATAGCATTCAATCCAGCTCGACCAATAATACCCAAGTCTACATTGGTATACTCAACATTATCTTGAAACTGTAAAGCCCCAGGCAAATACAATGTTGCTTTTCGTCTCTTGTCAAATCTTGGAGGTAATAGTCCTCTTTGGGTTTTCTGTGTTCCTTGAAACGCTCTTATGTTTGCTGCGTTCACCGCTGCCTCTGGTCCTTCAACGGCGTTAACACCACCTTGAACTTGATCTCCTATAAGACCCTTGAAAACAGTTTCAGGTAGAGTTTTATAGTTTTCTTGCACGGTTTCAAAGGTTATTCTACCCTTGTATCCATCATCCTCTAAAGGAAACTTAAAGTTTCTGTTGAGTGTCATTACATCTTTTCCTAATAAATACAAAAAAGTTTCTATTATTTATAAGGTAATCATGGCATACTCAGGCAGGTATAAAGTTAAAAATAGGTCTAAGTACAGAGGTGATGCAGACAATGTTATTTTCAGATCACTTTGGGAACGAAATGCATTCAAGTGGTGTGATGAACAAAAAATTGTAAAAGAATGGGTAAGTGAAGAAGTTGTCATTCCATATCGGTATGAGGTTGATAAAAAGTACCATAGATACTTTATGGATTTGAAAATCACATATACGAGTGGTAAGACTATTCTTGTTGAAATCAAACCTGAAAAAGAAACAAAGGCCCCTGCATTCCATGGTAGAAAATCTAAACGTTATATCAATGAAGGTATGACATATGTAAAGAATATGAACAAATGGAGTGCTGCTCAAGAATATGCTGCGGATCGTGGATGGGGATTTGAAATATGGACAGAGAATAAACTATCAGCCATGGGTATACTTCCTAAACCTAAGAAAAAGATTAAGCCTCTAAAACCATTACCTAAACCTAAGAAAAAGTAGTATACTCACCCACCTCAAAAACCTCTATTTAATTATATACTATTTTATCGATTCGTCAACCCAAAAAATCAATATAAATAATAACATGTCAAACTTATTTAAAAACTTAGAAATCGAAGCATTTAGAGCAGGTATTACTCCTAGAACACAAGAGTCTAGGGAGTGGTTTCGTAAACGCTTAAGTCGTATTCGTAGAGTAAATCGCAATGACATCATGAGGGATGATTCATTAAAGCTTGTCAATAGGCAGCTCATTGGCTCTATGCAGATGTTTTTCTACGATCCGAAGCATAAAGAGACTTTACCGTATTACGATGCATTTCCATTGGTTATTGTGATTGGTCCAGCCGAAGGTGGCTTTCTAGGATTGAACTTGCATTATCTTCCCCCAGTACTCAGAGCAAAGTTCCTAGATGCCTTGATGGACGTGACAACCAACACTAAGTACAATGACAGTACAAAGTTTGATGTTACATATGACTTACTTAAGAGAACAGCCAAGTTCAAGCACTTCAAGCCTTGTGTTAAACATTACCTGAACAAACAAGTGAGAAGTAGATTTGCAAGAATACCTGCACCTGAGTGGGAGATCGCTACATTTCTACCGACTGCATCATGGCAAAAAGCGAGTGGTTCTCAAGTATACAAAGATTCTAGAAGGATGATTTAATGTCTAGTATTGATACAATGAAAAGTCTTATCTCTAGAAAAGATGGTATAGCACGTCAAAATGTTTTCAGAGTAAAGCTTCCTTCCCTTCCAGGTGCTACAATGGAAGAAGTCAATCTACTTTGCAAAGACGTTGTAATGCCAGGGAGACAAGTTCTAACCAATGAACGTAGGATTGGTATGAGAACTCAAAAGGTTCCTTATGGTTATGGCATAAGTGACGTGCCGTTGACGTTCCATGTTTTAAATGACTATGGTATCAGAAAATACTTTGAGGTGTGGCAAAACCTTGCAGTGAACCAGTCTGACCATTCTGTGGGCTATCTCAAAGGCAAAGAAGGATATGGTAAGCAGGTTATCATCGAACAACTTAAGAAGGGTATTGGTTTGCCAGTGTATCAAACTCCACTTGGTATTCCTAAGCTACCTTCAGAAATACAAAACAGATTACCCAAGTTCGGTCCAATCGACTTGGCTCAGGGTCAACTTGATCTTAACTATGTGACTAATGATGATGTGATTTATTCATGTACACTCATAGACGCATTCCCAACAACAATGAATGATATTCAACTAAATAACCAACCTGATGGTGTTGTCGAACTGAATGTGCAACTCTCATATACAAACTGGTATGCTAATGAAGTAGAGTTAGCCAGTACAACTGAGAAGTTTATTCAAACTCAAATCGGAACAGCATTAGGGAGAATATTTAACTAAAGGATGAAATGAAATGGCGTTACCAAAGCTAAATGATAAACCAAAGTATGATCTTGTAATACCATCTACACAACAGAATGTACGGTTTAGACCATATCTAGTGAAAGAAGAAAAGGTTCTGATGCTTGCTCTTGAAAGTCAGGATCAGACACAAATCTTCCAAGCGATTGCTGATACTATCGTTGCATGTGTGGATGAACCTATTGATAAAAAAACGCTGACAAGTTTTGACATTGAATATATGTTTGTTAACATTAGATCAAAATCTGTCGGTGAGAATATTAAACTGACACCTCAGTGTACACAATGCGAAACTGAAAATGAAATCTCTGTGGTTTTAAATGATATCAAAGCTGACATGTCTGATGTAGATTCTGTTATTGTATTGAACGATGATATTAGTATTAAGATGAAGTATCCATCATATATGGACCTTGTCGGTGGTGATATCTTTATGAGTGAGTCTACAACAGAACAAACATTTAATATGATTTCAAAATGTATTGAATCGGTGTTGACAGAAGATGAGATTATTTCATTTAAAGATGAAACTCCACAAGATCAAATGGACTTCATCGAATCTCTGTCCACATCACAGTTTGATGATATTCGAGTGTTCATCGAAGCCATGCCACAGGTAAGCTATGATGCGTCATTTGAATGTACGAGTTGTAATGCTAATAATGAGTTGAAGTTGAGAGGAATGAACGATTTTTTTTAGTATCTCTTTCTCATGATAACTTGGTTAACTATTATAATGTAAACTTTCAACTGATACAAAACCATCATTATTCTCTTGATGAAATAGAAAGTATGATACCTTGGGAAAGAGAAATATACTTACAAATGCTTGTTGATCAGATCAGAGAACAGCAAGAGGAAGCTGAAAGGCAAAGGATGAGAAATGGCTGATTTTAAAGACGTGGTAAAAGCGTTAGCTGAAAACAATAAGAAGCAAGATAAAACAACTGATTCAGTTGACAAACTTCGCTATGTTTTTGAAGAGCATTTTAAGTTCTTGCAAAGACAAATCAAAGACCAAGAAGAAGCAGCTGCAGAAGCGGCGAAAGTAAAGAGAGAAACTAGAAGTTCTCCTGGTGCTGCATCTAAACAAGGACCAAATAATCTAGGGCTTAGTCTTGGAATGCTTCTTAGTAAAGGTGGCGCACTTGCGGGTATCACAGCTCTTGTTGCAACACTAGAAGGTCTTAGGGGATGGGAACTAAAATATATTTCTAAACTAAGAAGTCTACCGTCAAGTATCATAGGGGTGATATCCAAGGGCATGGACAATGTGCGCTTGAGTGTTCTTAGACGCATTTTTGGTATTGGCCCTGAAGGTAAGGTTATAGACTATCTAAACACAAAAGGTGAAAAGATAGGCACACAAACTATAACAGTTGCAGAATCAGTACAAGATGCTTTACGTGATCTTAGGAATAGATTTTGGAGAGTATTTGGTATTGGTGCTGATGGTAAACTTATAACGCTAAGAGATCCTGATGGTCTTTTCACAAGAAATATTATTGGTAGAACAACATTTCAGATAGGTAGAATATTAAAACCCTTGATGCGTGTGTCTGAAGGTGTTGCAAGTTTCGCCACAGGAACAGGTAAAAAACTATTCGAATGGTTGAGTAAACTTGGTGCAGGGGCAGGACCATGGCTTAGACTCTTTGGTAATATTCTAAAGCCTTTAGGGTTCTTCTTTTCTCTTAAAGAAGGTTATGATGAGTTCATGCAAAGTGACAAAGCGTCTATCCTAGAGAAATCAACAGATGCTATTGGGGCTTTCCTTGGCGATTTCATTGGTGCTCCATTAGATTTATTAAAAGACCTTGTGTCAGGTGCATTTAAACTGATTGGATGGGATGCAGCAGCGAAAACACTTGATGCTATAAGTATTGAAGAGAACCTTAAACTAGCCTTTCAAACTATATTAGATGTGCCAAGAGAACTTTTCAATTGGGTGAAAACTCTATTCAGCGATCCTGCAGAGGCAGGTAAACAAGTATGGAGAACATTTTTAACTGGATTAGGATTTGTCGCAGATGCTTACGATACACTTACTGATGTTTTAATATGGCCAGTGAATAAGTTATTTAACTACATCGGAAGTTTTTTAGGATGGACAGACCCTGAGAACCCAATCGATATTAAACAAACCGTTATTGATTGGACTATGGACTTCTTTACTTATTTGTCAAGCTGGCTTCCAAACATCTCAGAAATCGGAAAACAAATCAAAGATGCCGTAGTGTCTATCTTACCTGATTGGCTAAAAGATTATCTGATAGGATCGGGTACAGTTGATGAAGCTGCAAGAAAACTTCAGATTGCAGAGTATGAAAGAATACTTAAGACCATCGATAAAAATAATGATAACATAATAACAAGTGAAGAATATGAGGAAGCAATAACAGGTAGAGGTAATAGTAATGAGAGGATACAGCTTCGGAACGCTCTCAGAAATCTAAAAGAACTTAGAGGAGAAGAGATTCCGTCAAGCACATTAATGGAAAAAGGTGGTCAAAGCATAACTATCAATAATGTTGATAACTCTGTTAATACACAAAGTGGTCCACCTGCGGGATCATCTGATAAGAAGTACCTGCAAGGTTCTGGTATGTCATCAGTTGATCTTAGATATGAAAAGAAATATATGTCCATGCGTGGCTTTGGAGTAGCAATCGGACAAGTCCATTAAAAAAGGCCCCCGAAGGAGCCTCTTTCTTTAGTCTTCTGCGGCTAACTTAGAGAAGTAAGCCATGGTGTCATCATCGTCCATCGAACTCTCAGCCGTTGTGATCTGAGGTTCAGGTATCGATGGTGCACTTGGAGCAGGTGCAGAACGATTTTCGAATGATGGGATTTCATCATCCAAGTCCTCTACTTGCTTACGTGTACGAGGTGTTGACTCACCAAGCACAATAGCCAAACGAGATTTTAGTTCGTCGTATGACTTATAGTTGGCAGGATCAGCCCACTCTGACAAGTCGTGTTGCTGATTGT